AACAGTTCCGGTTGCCGAAGTGCCTCGCCTTGCGCCATTTATTCCTTTGGCTACGGATGACGATAAGACGATTCAAACAAAACTTAATGGCTTAAAGCGCGAAATTGTCAGCATTGAAGAAGAGCGCAAGAAGCAATACACCGCGCAAGGCATGAAGTATCCAAGTCTTGAATATAAAGGCGGTCCTTTAGCCATTCCAGGTACGCCAAACATCATGCAGCAATATGGACTTACGCCGAGGTAAGCGATGACAAACATTGAACGCGTATCAGCAAACCTTCGCAAGATGTTTGAGCAAGGTGCGCCACAAACGGATATGGAATCCTATATTCGGATGGAGGGCTACACGCCGCAACGCTATCTTGCCGCCATTGGCCGATCAAAGCGTGGCGTTGGCGAGGTTGAAGCAGGCGCGTTTCGCTCATTCATGCAAGGCTTATCGTTTGGCTTTTCCGATGAGATCGAAGCCGCGGTTAAGGCAGCGTTCACTAAAGGTTCATACCAGGACAACGTTGAAGCGGTGCGCGAAGGTATTAAGCAATACCAAGCACGCAACCCAATTGCTGCGGCATCAAGCGAGATAGCTGGTGCGCTACTTCCTGCCGCGCTAACCATGGGCGCAACAGCGCCAGCCGTTGCCGCACGCGCACCCCAACTTGCCGGTGCAGTAATCAGAGGCACGCAGGCGGTTCAAAGCGCCCTGCCGGCTGCCTTACAAGGCACGGGCATTGGCGCACAGGTTGGCCGCGGTGCGTTGTATGGTGCTGCCGGCGGCGCATTGGGTGGCGCAGGGCAAGCCGAAGGCGGTGCAGTTAATACGCTTCAAGGTGCAGCTATAGGCGCTGGCCTTGGTGCTGGCGTTGGTGCCGCCATACCGCCAGCCATGGGGCTTGCTGGTTATGGCGTTGGTAAGGCGCGTGACGTGTTAGGAAGAAGCGGTGCTGCTGCGCAACAAAAAGCGGCGCAACTCATCATTCAGGGCATGGAGCGTGACCAATTAACGCCAGCCGAATTGCAGCGCAGATTGATGCAGGCAACGCCAGGCAAGCAAACAACGCTTGCTGACATTGGCGGTGAATCGTTGCTGTCGCGTGCCGCTGGCGCTGTTAATACTCCTGGCGCCGCCAAAGGTCCGAGAGGTGAGTTCTTGCAAGAACGTGTTCGCACACAATCGGATCGTGTTATTGCTGATTTGGCGGCAGCGGCGCAAGAGCGTTTACAAAATACCAATATGTTATTGCGTGACTTAACGGAACAGCAAAAGCGCAAAGCGGCACCGCTATATGCCGCGGCATATGACACACCTGTTGGCGTACTGAACGATAAAGAATTATTGGCTTATCTGGATCGACCGGCGTTTAAGAAGGCTTACGCTCGCGCGGTAAGTATGGCCTCCAACGAAGGCGAATCATTGCCGCAAATCTATCGATTTAAGACTGATGGCAATGGTCGCCCAATTTACGATGAAGATGGTTTGCCTGTTTATGGCGAGCTAGAAGACTTGCCAAACGTCAAGATTCTTGATTGGGTTAAGCGCGGCCTGGATGATGTGATCAACGCCAAGCAAACCAAGGAAGGGTTTGCGTCTACCGAGGCAAGAATCATTCGTAACGCAAAGAATGAATTCCTTGATCGTTTAGACACTTTGGTGCCAAAGTACAAAGAGGCTCGAGCTGCGTTTGCTGGTGACGCAGCGCTTAAAGACGCCATTGATCAGGGCAGAAAAGTATTTACGATGCCTGAGAACGATTGGCGCGAAGTGGCGGCAGACTTTAATAAGCTTACCGACATGGAACGCAATATGTTCCGCGCTGGTGTTGTGGATGCCGCCAAGATACAAACAGATCGTATTACCCGTGAATTTGGAACCGCGCGCGATGTAACGCGCTTATTCGATAACACGCAAACGCTTGGACGATTGCGCGCGGCATTTCCTGACGCACAATCATTTGACACGTTCCGCAATCAACTTGGTGAAGAAGCGCGATTCACTGAAGTGCGCAACCGCATTCTAGCCGGGTCGCGCACAGCGCCTCTGGCCGCGGAAATGGCTGAACAAGCCGGGCCAACTGGTGCAGCGGTTGGGTCAGCCATTATCCAAGGCAATCTTCAACCAATTGCATCACAGTTGCTTGGACAGGCTATGCAACGCGGTGCTGGAAATGTTGGTGATGTGGCGGAAATACTTGGGCGCGAATTGCTAACGCCGCTAACACCACAGAGTCTTGATGCCTTGATGCGGCGACTAGCCACGCAACAAGAGGCCATGGCCCGAGGCGAAGTTGCTCGAGCGACTACCAGACCCATGGTTGGCGGAGCGCTCGGCCAGTTGGCAGGGCAAGCCGCCGCTCCAGAGCAACCGTTTAGGCTTGATGTTATGGGAACGGCCGACACCATGACAGATGAAGAGAAACGTCTTGCAGGATTGCTGCAATAGCGTAAACTAAAGCCTGGACTCCTCCTGTGTTGTCATTCTCCCCCTGAGAGTGTTTGCCGCCTACCATTGGCGGCTTTTTTTTGACCGTTCGTCTGAAATGGTCTAACCATTTCGTAAACATGGTGCATGATTGCAAACCATGAAAATCATTCTCGGCATCGATCCAGGGTTGAGCGGCGCGATTGCAGCCGTTCAAGGTCAGAAACTTGTGAGCGTGTTTGACATGCCAACGGTTGAACGTAAGGTTGGCAAGTCAGTGAAACGCTTTGTCGCGCCGCACGAACTCCATACGGAGTTGGCGGCATTCCTTGTTGATTACGAGTGCGAATGCTTCATTGAGCAAGTGTCCGCCATGCCAGGACAAGGCGTAACGTCGATGTTCAACTTTGGACGCTCGCTCGGTAACGTGGAAGGCGTATTGGCGAGTCTCAAGATTCGCTATCACTTTGTACCGCCAATGACATGGCAACGCGCTGTGCGCTTAACAGGTGGCAAGGAAGGTGCACGCGCCCTGGCGATGCAAATGTTTCCAGAAATGAGTTCAGCGTTTAGCCGTGTCAAGGACAACGGACGGGCGGACGCTGCCTTGATCGCTTTGTATGGTTCGATGCAGTGAATAAAAATAATTGGGCAAATTTGCCAGTTGGTAAAGCCAAGCAACAATTTGTTAAATGGGCTTTAAGCAAAGGCATTTCATTAAAAAAAGCAAAGCAAATGGCAAATAGCAAGTTTGGTGAGGCGAGCAGCTATCAACGCATGATGAACGATTACAGCAATGAAACTTTCAAATAATGGGGTAACGATGAAAACACAGGAAGTGGAAAACTTGAAAGAATTGTTGGCGTATACCCGCCAAATCGCAGCCGATTCAGATCGCAAGTTGCGCACCGCTAGACAGTTCATTGGCGAGCTAACCGACGTTGAACGCCTTGGCGGTCAAGTGACTGATCAGGTGCGCAGCCATGCTTACAACGTTTTGCAAAGGATCATGTGATGTTGATCCAGCGCGATGGTGAAACCGTGGTTGTCGTTGATCGGCCAAAGATTGGATCAGCCTATGAGCCGCCAAAACCAAACTATTTGGCGGATGATCAATTGTGGATTCAGTCTGTATTTACATTTAAGCGCGTGCCGGCCTACGCCATACGCGACAGGCAAGCGAAGTTGCTGTTGCTTGGTTCGCTTTACTTGGGCGGCGTCTTAATGCTTGGACAGATTGCACGTTACCTGTTTCAGCGATGAAGATGCCATTTGTTAAAAGCTTTTCACTCAACGCTTTATGGCGGGCATTGTCTCGCCAACCTGAAAGGGATCGTAATGGAACAAAAAATAACGATTGCTGCAACGGGAACTGTAACCAAGGCCGGGATTGCCCACTCAGAGCATCAGGCGGACGATACGTTTGGTTTCGAGGCAATAGCACCGAAAAAGGGACGAACACCAAAAGCTAACGTCGAAGTTGGCGAACTTGAAAAGCGCTTGAACATTGCGCTAGAGAATTTGGCGGATTGTGTTGAAACGCTCAAAGGTTTAGAAAGCTATGGAAGGTTTAACGATTCTGTTGTTCGCCGCCGCGCACTTGAGTGCCTAAAAAGGATTGGCGAATGGGCATAAAAATGATCGTGTCAACGATCAAACCCGACAAGGGATCGTTACACGTTTTAGCGGCAAGTGTTGATGCTTATGCGCCAGAAGTTGACCTTTGCATTGAGAACGGAAAAGGGCCAACGTTTGGCGATGACTACAACCGGGCGATTGAACGTTTCATGGCTAAGGATGACGAGGGTGTGATCATCGCCAACGATGACATTGTGCTTGCGCCTTACTCGTTGCGATTGCTCATGGAAGATGTTGAAGCGTTAAAGAAATTGTGTGGTCCTAAGTTGGGACTCGTTGCAGCGCGATCCGACTATGTGCGCCCTTCGCAAAACATTCGCGTGCCGCGTGACGAGCGCGATCAATTTGTTGGTATGCGATGGAAGAGTGAAGGTGCTATCAAAAAGAACAAAGTAGTGTCGCCTTTATTTGCATGGTTGCCGCGTCTAGCGTATGAGCAAGCACCGTTTCCGCCATTGAACTGGTTTAGCGATGATGTGATGTGCGCTGACCTTGTGGCACTTGGCTTTAGTCATTGGATCAGCCGCAGTTACATACACCACGTTGGATCAATGACGATTGGCATTGACATGCAATCGAATCTTCAGCAGTCATTGCCATGGATGAAGTCACACAGGCCACACTATTTAGAACAATGGGGGATTGAATGATTCCGATACGAATCGTGGCGTGCACTCGCCATAACAGAAAAGATTTTGCAGGAACACCGCTAGGTGTAACGATTCAGCGCTTTGCGCATCTGTCATTTATTGAGGCGCAACTGTTCACTAACAACACGGCAGGATTGTGCCAACGCTATAACGAAGCGATTGAAGCCGCCAAGAACGATCCGGCGTTACTCGTGTTTGTGCACGATGACGTTGAGATTGTCGACTGGTATTGGTACATGCGTCTAGGTGCGTCACTTGATGATCATCACCTGGTTGGATTGGCGGGTAACTGTCAACCATCACCAGGTCAAACATCATGGGCGATCACGGACATGGAAGGCACGTTATCGGATCGCCAAGCATGGGCCGGTTGCGTAGCGCGTGGCAACGGCGAGTATTTGACAAGTTGGGATGTGTTTGCATCGCCTAATCGTCAAGTGTCTCTGATTGACGGTTTATTCATGGCGGCTTACTCGAAGACGTTTCATGACAACGATATAAAGTTTGATGAGCAATTCACCTTCCATCATTACGACATGGATATTTGCCGCCAATTTACAGAGAAAGACTTATCAATTTATGTGTCATCGATTTCCGCCATTCATCATAGTCAAGGCTTGATGGGTCCGACGTGGAAAGAGTCAGCGCAACGTTACCTGGATAAATGGCAAGGCAAATGAACATCAACAACAGCGACAAGAAAGCAGAATTGCATCCCATGCCCGTATACATGTTGGAGGGTATGCCTTATGTGCCGCACTACGTCAAACCATATCACTGGGTAGCGCCTGGCGGCGTAACAAGGACAACGACATGGCTTGAAGAGCGGCACGCCAAACAAACGATGCGCCCACTTTGGATGCGTACTTGGGTGCTGGAGCGTTTCGTTGAAACGACACAAGACTTATAGCATAATCGTGGAGTTCACGAGGATGCTGCATGTTTCGGATCAAGCGGGTTATGGAAATGTCCCAAACCACCGAGCAAGCCATACGATTTCTTCAGAAAGAGTGCTTGCCATTGGACACGGTACTAAGTCCCAAGAACGGTTGGTGGTGGATGGCGTATTGCGACGGGCGGCTAGCAGGGTTTGCAGCCATGCTGCAATCAAGCAAAACACCGCAAGCCGCGTACCTAGCCAGGGCCGGTACGCTGGAAGCGTTTCGTGGCCGGGGGTTGCAAAAAAAGTTGATCCGAGAGCGTTTGAAGTTCGCCAAAGACCTGGGCATGACGCAAGCAATCACGGACACGACAGACAATGTTGCGTCCGCCAACGCGTTGATCGCCACAGGCTTCAGGATGTTCGAGCCAGACGATCCTTGGGGGTTGTCCAACACTTTGTACTGGAGAAAATCGCTTGCCGTACAAAGACCCGCAAGTTAGAGCAGCGAAGCAAAAGATTTACGCCAGGCGGCATTACGAGCAAAACCGCGAAAAGACCATCAAGAAAAGTATCGCCTCAAAACGCGTATTGCGTGCAAAGTGGCGAGCATACAAAGCATCACTGCATTGCGAGCGGTGCGGCATACAGCACGAAGCGGTTATTGACTTTCACCACGTTGATCGAACGCCGCCAAAGCGAAACATTAACGAGCTTGTGGCGCAAGGCGCATACAAAAGAGTCTTCGAGGAAATCAAAAAGTGTATTGCGGTTTGCTCCAACTGCCATCGCATCTTGCATCACGAAGAGCGCAAGCTAAAACGTAAAAAACTTAAACTGAAGCACAAGAGGAAAAAGTCATGAGTCAGCATTCAGAATGGTCGCCATCATCAGCCGAACGTTGGATCGCATGTCCAGCGTCGATCAAACTTTCACGAGGTGTGCCACCACGCGAAGCAGGAGAGGCCGCAAAGATTGGAACAGCGGTACACGCATTGGCGGAAACGGTGATGCTGACAGGTTCAGCGCCACACACATTTGTTGGAAAGGAATTTGAAGGTGTTGCGATTAGCGAAGAGATGGCGTCTTGGGCCGAGGTCTATACGGACTTTGCGGGCGAACTGGAAAAGCGCATGGAAAGTGCTTGCCTTATCGAAGAGCGTCTTAGGATTCCTAATTACGCTGGCGCTGATGTGTACGGCACTGCCGATCTTGTTTGCTTTAATGATACTGATCTGGTTGTTGGAGACCTTAAAACAGGCCGCATTAAAGTTGATGTTGAAGGTCCGCAACTTAAGATTTACGCGCTAGGCGCATTGCAAAAGGCACCGGCAAGCGTTAAGAACATTACGCTTGCAATCATTCAGCCAACGCAGGAACCGCATATCAGTTTGGCGTTCATGGCGAAGGCTGAACTCATTGATTGGTCCGCCAATGTGCTGGAACCAGCACTACGCGATACGTTAGCACCGTTCCCGCCAACCAATGAAGGTGAGCACTGTCGCTGGTGCCCGGCCAGGTCAAAGTGCCCGGCAAAGATTGCCAGGGTAGAAAGTTTTGCCGGAGTAACGCCAAAGCAAATTGATGAAGCAACCAATGAAGCGTTGAACGCCATGATGAATGTGGCGGACGATGCGCTGCACACAATCGAGGCCATCAAAGAGCGCGTTACAAACGCGCTGCAAGCAGGGCGTGAGTTGCAGGATTGGACGCTTGTACCGAAGCGCGCAACGCGTATATGGCAAAACGATGAGCTGATGGCGGGATTGCTGAGTGCGCACAAAGGTGCTGTAAAAACAGTGCCTATTACGCCCGCGCAATTGGAAAAGAAATACCCAAATCTTTATCAGGAATTCGCGGATAAGGTCACCGCTGAATCAAGTGGCTTGACACTTGGGCGCAAACCCGCGCCAAATTTGACCTCACTTTGAAACAGGAAACTTTGACATGCTAGGACTTACAGGTGGTGGATCAGGACTTCCCTACATTCGTTTCTCGCCATCCATGAACATGTGGAGCGACAAGACAGGTCAGGAAATCCAACTCAAAAAAATGTTGTTTGACATTGATAATGTGCAAACAGGTTGGTTGTTGCTCGAAGCCGGTGTGCGTGATTGGCAACCGGATCAAGAGTTAGGCAGACAAGGACCGAAGCCGAGCGATGCGCATAAGCGTGGGTTTGTGGTGCGTTTCTTTAGCCGTGAAATGGGTTGGGTTGAATGGTCATCGAATGGCGCAGGACCGAACATGGGACTGGAAGCGCTCTACACGGCAGCCGCCAAGGATCGCAATACGAACGCTGGCAAGTTGCCGATCATTGAGTATGTGGGCGCCGAGGCCATGAAGGTTGGCAAAGGCAACACGCGCAAGCCCAAGTGGAACATCACTGGTTGGGCACCGAGGCCAGCGGATGATGCGGGTGCTGCGCCCGTTGCTGCGCCGGAGCCTGTGGCCGCTGCGCCTGCGAAGGGTGAAGAGTTTTAAGTAAGTACTGACTCACAAAACCCGGTCTTTTTAGGCCGGGATTTTTTGACTCTTAAGGGGATGACATGGCAGATGGCGTTTACAAAATAACGGAATCGTTTGAAGAAAAGGTTGCCGAGTACACCGGCGCACCATACTGTGTGGCGGTAGATAACTGCTGCAACGCTTTATTCTTAGCGTTGACTTATGAACGTGTGGCGGGAACGACGATCAGGTTACCCGCAAGAACTTACCCAGGCGTGCCTTGCGAAGTGATTCATGCCGGCGCGAAGGTTGACTTTTATCCGGTTGAAGGAAGAACGATTAAGGGCGCGTATCAATTAGCACCTACGCGTGTGTGGGATGCTGCGCTGTCGTTTACCTCCAACATGTACATCAAAGGCTCGCATATGTGCGTGTCGTTTACAGGACCGTACAAGCACTTAAAGCTTGGCAAGGGCGGTGCGATTCTCACTGATGACTATGCCGCCATGCTGTGGTTTAAGCGTGCGCGTTTCAGCGGGCGGCGTGAGTGTTCCTATCACGACGATCATTTCGACATGATCGGTTGGAACTTTTACATGATGCCGGACGTGGCAGCGCGTGGCTTATTGCTCATGAATCAATTTTGGCATCGTGATGGTTCGCCAAAAGTCATGGAGGACATTGAGATGAGCTACCCGGATTTGTCCAAGTTTCCGATTTACGCGTTTGGGGGTGATCGATGAATCAAGACTTTGAGTGTCCAAGGTGCGGGCATTGCTGCCAATTACTGGAGCAAGAGCAAGTGCCAGTTGCGTGGATGCACACAACCGGAACCGGGCATGTGTACTTTCGCAAAAAGCCACAGGACAAAGTCTTTAGCCCGCAGCCTGTGTACACGGTACCGCCAAAGCGTGAATGGGTTGGTCTGACGCATCCACAAATTCATGAATTAGATTGGCCTGATGGTGTGTCATTTGAAGACATCCTGCCGTTTGTCCAGGCTATTGAACAAGCGTTGAAGGAGAAGAATTAATGAGTGGTGATCACAACATGTATCAAAAGGCCAAACCAAAAGGCCAATACGTCATATTCGGATCAGGGGGTCTCGCCAAGGAATTGATTGGCTACATCGAGGAAGAAGGCACGCATGAGATTGTGTGCGTGGTTTCAACGCAACCGTTCAACAATAAGCGCTATGCCGCCAAGTATCCCGTGGTGGAAAGCATCCGAGAGGGCGCGTTTCCTGGTGCTGAATTCCTGCTGGCTGTGGCGGACCCTGATGCAAAGCAAGCCATTGTTGCTAAAAACGAAGAAAGATGGGGGACGTACATCCACAGCACAGCCACGGTATCGCCCTACGCAAAGATTGGCGAGGGATGCGTTTTAGCGCCGCAAGTGATCGTTACAGCGGATGCCTGGATCAACGATTTTGTATTCATGAACACCAACGCAACGGTTGGGCATGACTCGGTGATTCATGGATGGACAACGATGTTTCCAAACACAGAAGTGTGCGGGGATTGCGTGATTGGCGTGGCAGTGATCATGGGCATTGGATCTTATGTGTTGCCAAGTAAGCAAATAGCTAACCGCGTGAAGATTTCAGCGGGTTCGATTGTCCGCCATCACTTCAAAGGCCCGGTGCACGAAGGCATTGTGTTGCAAGGCAATCCGGCGGCGCCCAGATGAACGCAGAACTATTAGCCGCAGCGCTTGGTAACGCCAAGCGTTATAAGAGGGGGTGGCTTGCGTCTTGTCCGGTACCTGGGCATGGCAATGGCAAGGGTGATCGGCATCCATCGCTTGCGATTACGCAACTCGGTGAGAAGTTTCTCTTTAAGTGCTTTGGCGGGTGTGATCAGGAGGATGTGTTTGCCGCCATCAAACCGCACTTGCCTAATTCGTTGAACTGGAACCGCCCGCTGGTTGCGCGTGATCCTTTATCGGGTATCAGGCCGATTGTGCCGCCAACGATGAAAGAAGTGATGGCGTGGGATTACATCGATGAAAACGGTGAAGTCACGGCGCAAAAAGTCAGGTATGACGTTGAAGGTGGTGGTAAGACGTACCGCCAATATCACCTCATCAATGGCGAGCGCGTACCAACGATCCGCAATTGGACGCCCATACCGTTTGGCTTACCGCTCATGATCGCAAGACCCATGGCGCCGGTATTTGTGACCGAGGGCGAAAAGGCCGCTGAGTTTTTGGTTGGCATGTTCGATGTGGTCGCCATATCGGCGCACGCGGGGTCTAGCGATTGGCCTGCTGCCATCACGCCATGGTTTCATGGTCGATTAGTGGTGGTGCTTCCGGATAACGACAGACCTGGCTGGAAGTACGCCAAACGTGTCGTGAGGGATTTGCAAGGGGTAGCGCAAGCGATCAAGGTGGTTGATTTAGCCGATGACGAGTCAGCGATTGGCGATGACGCTGAAGAGTTTATCGGGCGAGGGTTTACGTTTGAGGAATTCGCCAAACGCGTTGCCGAAGCCAAAGTAATTGAGGACTTCGAGGACGTTGTACCGCCACAACGACTAGTGATTGATGAGAAAGCGGAAACGGAACCCGAATCCGTCGTGCCGGAGAAGGAACCGTTTGCCGAAGTGGTTGAAGCGCAGGAAGCGCAACGCTACAGGGTTGAGATGTGGCGTGATGCGAAGGATGAGCCGGTCAAGTGGTTGGTGGATAGGATTGTGCCGGAGAAGGGATTTATGGCGCTCTATGGGCCACCTGGCACGTTCAAATCGTTTATCGCGCTGCACTTAGCCGCCATGATCGCCAGTGGGGATTCGTGGCTGGCGCACGAAGTGCATGAGCCGGGGGAGGTCTTATACATAGCAGGCGAAGGGCATGGCGGTATCGGAACGCGCATCGCTGGTTTACGCCATGCGTATGAGCTAACAGACATACCGGTTGGCGTGATCAGGTCGCAAGTCAACTTGAGATCATCGGATCAGGACTTTGCTGATTTGATTGCCGCCATACGAGCGTCCGAAATACAGCGTCCGAAATTGATCATTATTGACACGCTAGCTCGCGCCTTTGGCGGAGGCAACGAGAACGCGTCCGAGGATATGGGCAGCTTCATTAGCAACTGTGGACGTTTGCAGGAAGCCACGGGCGCAGCGCTCCTGGTTGTCCATCACTCAGGTAAGGATGCGTCATTAGGTCTGCGTGGTCATTCAAGCTTTTTAGGTGCTGTGGATACGCAGATTGAGATTACCCGCCATACCGATCAAATGTCAGGCACGCTCAAAGTGACCAAGCAAAAGGATGGCAAGGACGGTTTGGAGATTCATTTCTCCATGGAAACGGTGAACTTTGATCAGCAGGAAACGAACGAAACGCACGAAACGCCAGCCGCCAAGCTAAACCTAGGGTTTGAGGATGACTCGGCCAATACGCTTGTAGTCAAACCATTCGAGGGTGAATTACCCGATGGCGTTGGCTTTAGACCGCCACAAAACGCAAAGCCAAACGCAGGGCGCGGTAAGCATCAGTCGATGGGTAGGGAAGCGTTACGCCATATTGTGAAGGTTGAAGGGCAGTACCAGATCGTGCAAGGAGAACGCCATCGCGTGGTGACGCTGGAGCGTTGGCGGGATGAGGTATACGCCAGGCTTGGAAGCGATGTGGAGGATAGCGATAAGCGAAAGCGTTGGAAAGAGATTAAGGATAAGTTGACCGATTTAGGGTTTGCCGCCATGAGAAATGATTTGGTATGGATTAAGCCAATCAACGAGGAAGGTTTTTAGGCGTCCGAAAGTGCGTCCGGGTTTGCCGCCAAAAGATCAAGAAATGCTTAAAAAGTAGGCAAAAACAGGGTTAGCGTCCGAAATGCGTCCGAAAGTGATTTTTTAAGCATTGAAGCGTCCGAAATGAAACGTCCGAAAGTTGTGTTAAGCGTCCTAAAAGCGTCCGAAAATGCGTCCTGAGTTGTCCGAAAACGCCATCGAACAAAATTTCATAACGTCCGAAATGTGTGTGTGTCTGAAAGACACACATTTCGGACGCTGAAATGTTCCGGACGGTGATTGAAGTGGAAAGCGTAAAGCGTAAAGAGAAAGGATTTGGGTTATGGCGGCAAAAGATAAGCGCGGGAAAGTAAGAGATGGTTTGTATGGCGGATCAGAGGATCGGTTAAAGAATCCGTTTGAAGAGGATGATCCGATTGTGTTGGCGATGAATAGTGTGGCGGTCAGTGTGATGAAGCGAAAGCGTGAGGCTGATAAGGTTTGGGGATTGGATCGTTTGGCGGAACTAGTGAGCGAGGAAACGCGTTTACGGTTTTGGCGGCAACTGTTGCGGTGTAGGGAAGCCAGGAAAGCGAGAGACGTTGAGGCGTATCGTTCAGCTTGTGGCGGGATGCTTAGGGCGTATGACGCCTTAGAAGCTGAAGCGAAGGCGGTGAACGCTGAACCGTTGCAGGTGAACGTGATGGAGGGTCAGCGGGATGATGGGAGCGTGTTTGCGATTTGCGCTGATCCGGCAACTGTCCACGCCTACGCGCAGATGCGCCCCGAGTGTGACTGCTGGACGATGGACGAGGTGGCGTTGATCTTGCAGCAGGAGTTTTTTACGCAGGCGGTGAACATCAAACGGGTGATGCCAGGCGCTGAAGTGTTGACGCTGATGGAGGAGCAGGATATTGGTCCGGTGTACAAGGGAAGCAGTGAGCAGGCTTACGCGTTGAGCAAGGACGCGTTGGCGGCGATGGAAAGTCAGTCAAAACGAAAAGGTTGAATCGTTTGGCGGGAAGCTCCCGGTTTTTGCATGTTTTTGGCTACGGGGATATGTGGGGGTGCCTGATGCAAACGATGAAGCGGTTATCGTCCAATGCGAATGATTCTCGATTGCGAGCGATTCGGGTTAGCGAATGACTCGCTAAGGCGAGCGATTCTCGACCATGATCGAACGATGCAAAGCTTGATTGGCGCTTTGGCGTAGCCATAGGCGCGCGGAAAGCGCCTTTGTAGGCGATTTTTTATAGGCATGGCTATATCCCTATATGCTTTTGAAAAAATCGATTGTGGGCGATTCTATGGGCTTTCCCTCCAAAGCGTTAAAGCGAGCCAGTGCAAGCGCCAAGCGTAAAGCGTAGGCGTCAATAGGCGCTCTACGCTAAAGCGCAAAGCGAAAAAAGGCGCTCTACGTGGAGCGTAGGCGCGCGAAAAAAAAGCCCCTAAGGGCTTTGATTAAGTTTTCATTAGCATGCTGGCGTTAAAGGTTAAAGAAAACTGCGCAGGCAAGCGCAACGCCAAAAATAACGGCGATTGTCCAATCGATTAGGCTTTGCATGGTTTAAACCTCCGCAAATTGTTTTGCTGATTTTCCGTGGACAACAATGGCGATTGATGCTGCGCTTGGCTTTAGAGCGCCGTCACATGCTCCGCATGTAATGCATTGTTTTTTGTCGCCACCTTCCGGGCTTGCTGGGCAAATTGCTTCATTTTGAAGCTTAAGCGCTGATCCGATCGGGATAACGCGAAAGGTCCGCCAGCCCATGGCGCGCGCGACGTCGCGATCGCTGATGCTATCAGCGCTTGCCATGCACAATTCGCGATGGGCTTGCGCGAATGGTTCGCGCCATTGGTGGGTATATCCGGTCCAATCACTAGCAAGCTCGAGCAATTCGAGCCAATTTTCGGCCGGTATCATGGCGGGGTCACCATAAGCGCCAAGCCTAACTTTTCTACCCTTAAACCAAAGCGCTGCAAGCTTTACGTTGTGCGAGAAATCGGGATACGATCCACGCTCGAAAGCTTTATAAACTGCATTAACGCTTTTGGAGTAATCAACGTAACATGTGCGCTTTTGGCTTTCATTGCCGCGGTGAACACAATCGCCACAAATGCTTTTATCATTGCCAGTATTGACGGCGCTGATAGGGTTGACGTCCGATCGGATGATATAGGTTTGAACCATGTTCCCGGTTTTGACATTGCTAGACTCAAAAACCGCGATCCCGACAATGGGCGCTTGATCAATTGGCGAGAATCCGCGATAAAAAACAAATCCGTTTGGCTTGCGCATGATATTGGTTCCGTTTTGATTGATTGCAACAAGCAAAACAATATCATGAGCTTGCATTGATCGATTGACCGTTAGTCGGAAAATTTCAACCATTGAAGGGTTTATATGGCGGGACAACCACAAAAGCGCGCTGCGCTTGCTGTTATTGAGCAGATAGGCGAGGAGGAGATACTCGACCAGATAGGAGCCGGGAAAAGTGTAACGGCCATTGCTTTAAGTATTGGCGTTAAACCGGCTCATTTGAATCGCTGGCTATTGGCGCCAGAGCGCAGCGCTGCCTACGCACGCGCGCGCGAGGAGCGCGCCTCGGCGCTGGCGGAGGAGGCGCTGACAATCGCCGACGAGGCGAAGGATGACCCTCGATTGCGCGTCGATACGCGAAAATGGTTCGCTGCGCGCCTCGATCCGCGATCGTGGGCAGAGAATCGCGCGCCAGTGGTAGCGATCAACGTCGACTCGCAAGCTTGGCACGCGATCAGGCAAGCGGAAGCGCTGACAATTGATGCAACGCAACATGATTAAGCGCGTCTTGATCGCTTTACCAAGCGCGACAATTGTCGCCTAAAGGCGCAAAAGCTGACAATCTAGTGGGTTTCTACGGCCAATCGAGAATCATTCACGTCCTCGATTGACTTTGAATTGAGAATCATTCTCCTTTGATAATCGTTTTGACCCCCCTGGCGTGATTTGGGCGGGGCGGCTTTGCCGCGGTACTCCACACGCGCCAACTCATGCTTCGCATACCTGGCAGCGCTAATCGCATACCCGGCCCTTGTAAGCTACCTCGGCATCGTTGCCTCGCCCGCGCCAGCGCCAGCCCCCCCACCCGCCTTTCATCGCCCCGACGAGCGGCCCCCAAAAAAAATTTCACAAGTGAGCGAAACACTGTTACGCTTGCAACAAGTAACAAACACAGGGGAACGAGATGGCGATTTATGGTTATGCAAGGGTCAGCACGCAAGAGCAAGTGGATAACACGTCACTGGCCGAGCAGATCAGGAAGATTCAGGGATTGGCGTTGATTCGCGGCGAGGATGTGGCTGAGGTGTTTACCGATGAGGGTGTAAGCGGGTCCGTTCAACTTGCCAAGCGCGATGCGGGTTCGCGTTTAGTGGCGGTCTTGCAGCCAGGCGATGTGGTGGTGATGACGCAATTGGATCGTGCGTTTCGTGACACGGTTGACGCGTTAACGATGGCCGAGGCTTGGAAGGCGCAAGGTGTGAAGATGATTGTGTTGGCGTTAGGCACTGACCCGGTGAACAATGGGTCGAGTTGGTCTGAGTTTTTCTTTACGCTTATGGCGGCAGTGGCTAGGCTTGAGCGGCGCAGGATTGCCGAGCGTATGGCTGACGGGAGAAAGAGCAAGGCGCAGGCCGGTGGTTGGATTGGCGGTCATGTACCGTTTGGTTATCGTAAGGATGGTGATGGGAAGTCCGCCAAGCTTGTGCAGGATGAATCGACCTATCCGATTTTGATGTTTATGGCGGACAAAGCCAAAGAGCGCAAGAGCTATCGCAAGATTGCTGAGATGGTGAAGGATCAGTTTGGTATGGCGGTGACGCATACCTTGGTGCATCGTGCGGTGGCAAGTTATGAACACGCCTAATAACGAAATATTTAAGCGTTACCTTGAGCTGGTGCGCCGCTACAGGCCCAACGCGCCGTTGTTTGTGCGCGAAGTGTTGGGGGTTGATCCCGACCCTTGGCAAGTGGAGTTTTTGGAGGCTATATCCCGTGGCGAGCGCAAGATCAGCGTGCGCTCCGGCCACGGTGTTGGGAAGTCCACGGTGGCTTCCTGGGCGATGATTTGGTACATGCTTACGCGCGGTCCCGCCAAGATTGTGGTGACGGCGCCGACCTCAAGCCAGTTGTATGACGCCTTGTTTGCCGAGCTAAAGCGTTGGGTGAAAGAGTTGCCAAATGCTTGGGGTGATCGGTTGGAGGTAAAGACTGATCGCATTGAGATGCGGGCAGCGCCTCAAGAGTCGTTCATCTCCGCCCGTACATCGCGTGCCGAGCAACCTGAAGCGTTGCAGGGTGTGCATTCGGACCATGTAATGCTTGTGGCGGATGAGGCATCAGGGATTCCTGAGTCCGTGTTTGAGGCGGCGGCGGGTTCCATGTCGGGGCATAACGCTGTGACGATTTTGTTGGGCAACCCAACGAAGTCCAGCGGGTTTTTCTTTGACACGCATAACCGATTGAAGGATGAGTGGTGGACACGTCGCGTGTCCTGCTATGACTCTAAGCGTGTAAGCGACGCCTATATCAAGGATATGGCGTCAAGGTATGGCGAAGAATCCAACGCTTTCCGTGTTCGCGTCTTGGGCGAGTTTCCGCGTACCGATGACGATACCTTGATTGGCGTTGAGCTGGTGGACAGTGCTTTTCACCGTGATGTTGAAACGACAGAAACGCAAACGGTGTGGGGTTTGGATGTGGCGCGATTTGGAACGGACGCCACGGCGTTGGCAAAGCGTAAAGGTAATGCGGTGACTGAGATACGTAAGTGGCGTGGGTTGGATTTGATGCAGACCACGGGCGCAGTGGTCGCTGAGTACGAGGCCATGAAGCCAGAAGACAGGCCCGTTGAAATCCTCGTCGATTCGATTGGCTTAGGGGCCGGTGTTGTGGACCGCTTGCGCGAATTGAATCTGCCTGCGCGTGGGATCAACGTGGCTGAGTCTCCCGCCATGGGAACGATTTATGTGAACTTGCGTGCTGAGTTATGGGGAAAGATGAAAGCGTGGTTGGAAAAGCGCGATTGCAAGATTCCTAAAGATGAGTCGCTTTTGGCGGAACTTGTCTCGCCGCGTTATTCGTTTAACAGCAACGGGAAGATGAAGCTAGAGAGCAAAGACGAGATGCGAAAACGCGGGATTGGATCACCTGATATGGCTGATGCTTTGGCGTTGACCTTTGCCAGCGATGCAGGAACAGCGTTGTACGGTAAGGCTTACAACTCACAATGGGGTAAGCCGATTAAGAGGAACTTAAGAGCAGTTGTTTAATCGAGAGGGGTAGAAATGGCAAAACGAAAAATGCTTAGATCGGAAAGCAAGAAGATGATTTTTGATTACTTAAAGGGGTTGAAGAACCCTGTGAATGCTTGGCACTTGGCGGCAAAGTTTGACATGACCACCAAAAGGATTGATCAACTCATGACTGAGTTGGCGGGAGACGATCTGATTGTGAAGTCCAAAGGGGTAAAAGACGTTGAGATACCTTGGAAGAAAGTGATGGTGAATTACTTCGAGGTTAAGGAGGAGTACAAAACCTTCAAGCCTCGTAAGCCTAAAGCACCAGTACTGTGGCATAACCCATTTGGAATAAGGGCGGCGTGATGGACGGGGAAGACATTATCCGCATGGCGCGGGAGGCTGCATCAGAGGATGGAACCACAAGACCAGACAAGAACATCGTTCTTTATGCGGCCAAGACAAGCAAGTTCTTAGAACGCTTTGCACAACTCGTTCGGGCTTCCGAGCGTGAGGCGTGTGCGGAGGTGTGTGAGGAAATCAAAGGCGTGAAGTTGCAAGGCTACGAGTTTGCCACCGCCATACGAGCAAGAGGAGATAAAGAATGAACAGAGAAGACATCATCCGCATGGCACGGGGGGCTGGCTTTGAGCAAAACTCGCTTGGTATGACGTACACGAGCGGGACGCTACCTGAATTGCTTGAACGCTTTGCCGCCCTTATTGCTGCTGCCGAGCGTGAGGCGTGTGCGAAGGTGTGTGAAATCTTAGGAGCTGAAGATGACAGTTTTTATGCTGAATTTTCAAGAGCGAAAGACTGCGCCGCTGCCATACGAGCAAGGGGGCAGGCATGAAGGACTACCTGGCAGGCCAGGCTACCTGGCGCACGCCCGAAGATGACCCGCCACCTTTGGGCGTGAAGATGCTATTGCTGAATCCTGCCGGTGTATGTGTTATTGGCACCTGGTCGGAGTGGGCGCTAGCCTGGGCGCCACTGCCCAAGCTTCCTGATCACATTAAGGAGGTATTGAAGTGAAAGACTTAACGATTGGCGATGTGATGGGCATTGCTAGAAACACAGGGTTTGATCAGCACGCAGAGAATCTTTTTATCTTTGCGGCGCAGATTGAGTTTGTTGCAGGAGAAGCACGCTTAAACCATTGCATTGAGTTGCTGGAGAAAAACGGCTATGACGATGCGGCGGAACTATTGAAAGGACAGGGATGAACCTGAACGATATGGCGAGAAAAGCCTGGGTCAATGGATTGCTTGAGAACTTTCCACGAGGTGAGTACGAGAAATTGCAGTGGGAAGTGCTTGAAGAAATGGTGATGGAATTGGAGCGCCGCACTCGTGAACTGGTACAACTTGCCGAGCTTGAGCGTAAGCGTTGGTGGAAGTCATGAGACCCGTAACCATTCTTGTTCCCGCTTATAAGCCAGAACACCTATACACCACATTAGCCTCAATTGACGCGCAGACCTATCCGCGCATCAAAGTCATCATTGGCAATCACAGTCCTGATGAGAATGACCACCACATGATCAACGATATGGCGCAGCGCTATGACTTTGAAGTCATTGACACGCACCTTATCTGTCCTGGCGATCAAGTGGCGCATTACGCTTATCTTTGGGATCAGGCGGACTCGGATTTAGTGCGCTTTGTGTATGACGATGATGTGATTTATCCATCTTCAACGTCCTATTTAGTCGATTTGGCGGATCATCACCGCGACGCCGTGATGTTTTGGCATCAACGCCACTGGATTGACGGTGCCGGGCGTTTTCTTCGCGCACCGGGTTTTATCGATCAAGATGAGCTGATGAAGTCATCACGCGAGAACATCTTGCGGCTTATGGCGATGCACAAGAACTTTATTGGCGAGCCTTCGTTTGTGATGATGGATCGCTCCAAGTGCGCATTCACCATGACCTACGCGCCACTTGGCGAGTTGGCACCGAGGCATTATTTGGGTGACGTGACTTCGTATCTGGAAGCCACGCGCCACGGGCCAGCGGTAGGTGGTGGGGCGCACCTGGGGGCGTTTCGTTTGCACGCGAACCAAGACTCCAATAAAGACAACCCGCGCCACACATTAGGGATTGTGGATTGGGAAATGTTCATGCGCTACGAATACCTTGGCGGCAACATCAATCGCGTAACCGCTGAAGATTGGGGGCGTACGGTTTTGCAGACTTACTGGGCTGAGATGGAGCGCAGACCGCAGTTGCGTTTATTTCACTCGCGTTTGTCAGCGGACATGGCGTTTAACAAACTCGCCAGCATGAGCGGATTTCTTCAGGATTACCACGCGTTGCGCATGAATCTTGCACATTGATGCGCGAATGTGCTAGTGTCGGCCCCCAAATGGGGGTAGTGCCATGAAAGCCAAGCCAGTGTGGGATAAAGCGCGTCCGAAGTCGTTGGGCAAAAGCGAACCGTTATCCAAGAAGGAAAAGGCCAGCGCCAAAGCCATGGCGAAATCCGCTGGAAGACCCTACCCAAACCTCGTTGACAATATGCGTGCGGCGAGGTCTAAGAAATGAGCAAGCAAGTACGAGATTCAGCCGGGCATTTGTGGCCTGAGATTGTCGGAAGGCTTGGCACAAACACCAACATCACCACATCCGATGTAAGCCAGCAATCGCACGCCGCTGGCACTGGTGTGACGCTGATGCGGATTGCTAACGGATCAAATGCCGGTTATCACTGTCATTTTGAGGTAGGTAGCAATCCAACGGCATCCGAATCATCACCGATCATTCCCGCTAATACGGTGGTTTACATTACCGTTTCGGCTGGCGATAAAGTGGCTATTGTTGCAGAGCAAAACCACACCATGCGTGTTTCTATGACGGACATACTGCCATCATGATGAAAAAGACCAAAGCCGAGAAGAAAATCTCCAAAGTTATGCGCGAGTACAGGGCGGGCAAGTTGCATTCCGGTAGCAAGAAAGGGCCGGAAGTGACAAACCCTAAGCAGGCCATAGCCATTGCGCTGTCTGAAGCCGGTAAAGCGAAGAAAAAGTGATGGAATGCCCTATTGAAACCAAAGACCCTGTTGCGAATCTAAAGCATCGCAATTGGGCGTTTGCCAATGTGGGTTACGGTCCTGCCAACCCTGAATTGCCTAATCGTGAATTTTGGGACGCCAAAGCCGAAACGTGGAATACGGACCTGGCGCAAGCCAAGTCGATGCGTTGCGGTAACTGCGCCGCCTTCATCCAAACGCCTGAAATGATTGAGTGCATCACAGGTGGTATGGAGGGTGAAAACGGCGAAGAAGGCGAAGAGGAAAACGGCGAATCATACGAAGAAGGCGAAAGCGAAGAAAACGAAGACTTAGAGATGGCAGTGCAAGACGCTGCCGATCTTGGTTACTGCGAACTATTTCACTTCAAATGTGCAGCGGCACGCACCTGTGACGCCTGGTTAGTTGGCGGACCCATTACATCAATGGCGAACTCACGCCGCCAGCGCGAAGCCGTTGAGTTTCAGCGCGTCAACTTTATGCGTGAGGAAGATTGATGAAAACGCCAGCGTGGCAGCGTAAAGAAGGCCAAAGTCCAAGTGGTGGATTGAACGCCAAAGGCCGCGCATCGTACAAAGCAGAAACAGGCGGCACGTTAAAAGCGCCTGTGAAGTCTGGAGATAACCCAAGACGCGCCAGCTTTCTTGCGAGAATGGGCAACATGCCCGGTCCAGAATACAAAAATGGCGAACCAACGAGACTTTTGTTAAGCCTAAAGGCTTGGGGTGCATCAAGCAAAGCCGATGCACGAGCAAAAGCCAAAGCCATTAGCGCAAGAAATAAGGGTAAGTAAATGGACGTTGAAATGAACCTCGCTACCGGCGTCAAGTCCGGCGAACCCATGGACGAGACTGAAGTTCAAGCCATTGTTGCGGCTGAACTCGTTGACGCTACCAATTTTATTGACTTAGAAATTGGCAATCTTCGCGCCCGCGCCACGGAATACTACTTTGGCGATCCATTTGGCGATGAAGAAGAGGGGCGCAGCCAGGTTGTATCGATGGATGTGCGCGACACAGTGCAGGCCATTTTGCCAAGCCTCATGCGCATTTTCTTCTCATCAGAGAACGTTGTTCAGTATGTGCCGCGCAGCATGGAAGATGCGCCGATGGCAGAGCAGGCCACGGACTATGTGCGCTATATTTTGAACGAAGACAACAATGGCTTTGTGCTGTTTCACTCCATCTTCAAAGACGCTTTGGTACGCAAGACGGGCGTTTGTAAGTGGTGGGTCGATGAGCACATCGAAGTCAAAAACGAAAATTACAGCGGCCTTGATGACGCGCAACTGTCGTTAATTCTTGGTCAGGAAGGTGTTGAGATGGTGGATTTAATGTCCGCCGAAGACCCGTCAGCGCCGCCGCCGGTGATTGACCCAATGACGGGTCAGCAACTTACGCCAACGATCATGATTCATGACGTGACGGTAAGCCGTAAGATCATCACCAAACGTTTCCGCGTTGAAAGCCTGGCGCCTGAAGAATTCATCGTTGATCGCAGAGCGCGAACGCTTGAAGACGCAGACATTGTGGCGCACAGAAAGCTTGCTACCGTGTCTGAGCTGGTCGCCATGGGTTATGACCAGGAGTTGGTTGAGTCCAACACAGGCGAAGACGAACTCGACACAAATATTGAGCGCATTGCGCGTAACCCTGCGCAAATGATGTTTGGCGAATCAGCCAACAATCCAGCGCAACGCCGCGTGCTTTACACCGAATCCTATATCCGCATGGATATGGACGGTGATGGTGTGGCGGAACTGCGCAAGATTTGCACCATGGGACCGTCCTACAAGATCGTTGCCAACGATCCGGCAGATGATGTGCCTTTTGCTTATTTCTGTCCTGATCCTGAACCACATACGCTTTTTGGTATGTCCACGGCTGATGTGACCATGGACATTCAGCGCATTAAGTCAGTCATTCTGCGCAACATGCTTGATTCATTGGCGCAATCCATTCATCCGCGTACAGGCGTGGTTGAAGGTCAAGTCAATCTTGACGACGTACTGAATAATGAAAACGGCGCCATCATCAGAATGCGTGCGCCTGGCATGGTTCAGCCGTTCACCACACCATTTGTTGGCGGTCAGGCATTCCCGATGATGGAGTACATGGACCAGGTGAAAGAAGCACGCACTGGCATGTCCAAAGCCTCCATGGGTCTAAACGCCGATGCACTGCAATCCACAACCAAGTTGGCGGTACAAGCTACGGTACAGGCCGCGCAGCAACACATTGAATTGATCGCTCGCGTGTTCTCTGAAATCGGTATGAAGCGTTTATTCAAAGGTTTGTTGCGTTTGATTACGCAGCATCAAGACAAGCCACGCGTCATTCGCTTGCGCAATCAGTGGGTGCAGATCGACCCACGCGGTTGGGATGCCTCGATGGACGTAAGCGTGAACGTTGGCCTTGGTACGGGCGGCATTGATGAAAAGATTCAATTCTTGCAAGCCATTGCCGGCAAGCAAGAACAGTTGCTCCAAACACTTGGGCCAAATAATCCCTTAGTGACCATGGGCCAGTACGCAAATACGCTCACCAAGTTAGTTGAGATGGCGGGATACAAAGACTCGTCGCAATTCTTCAATCAATTGCCGATGGACTTTTCACCGCCACAGCAACAACCGCAACCAGACCCAACACAAGCTTTGGCGCAAGTACAGATTCAATCGATTCAAGCTGACATTCAAAAGAAAGCCGCCGAACTTGCATTGGAGCGCGAGAAGATGATCCGCGCTGATGACCGTGAGCGTGATCGTATAGCGCAAGATGGCATCCTGAAACGTCAGGAAATGGAGTTAAAGTATCAAGTTAACTTAGCGGCAACGCAGGCAGAGATTGATGCCAAAGTTGCCATGGACCGTGAACGATTGCAAATGCAAGCAATTAACCAAGCCCAACAAGCCGTTACAGCGGCGCAACCCATGCAATGACACCTGACGAAAAAGTAAGACGAGCACAGGAAGCTGAACGCATTTTGAATTCCACGCTTTACCAAGAAGCGTGGCAAAGCATAAGAGAATCGTTGTTTGAAGAGTGGACCGCTTCGCAGGATGCCAAGCACCGCGAAATGATCTTTCATGATTTCAAAGCCATGGACCGTCTTCAAACTTACTTTGGAAGCGTGATAACTGACGGTACGTTGACCCGTATGGCGGCTGATCGCCAACGGAAACTGACCAAATCTTGATGGAGCGCAATAAATGAGTGACAATGTAGCAACCGTTGAAAGCGATAGCACAGCGGGTATGACGGTGGCGCAAGCCGCCAAAGCCTTTGAGGATATGTTTGCCGAACCCGGAGAACAAACAGAAGCCCAGGCGCAAACGGACGAGGCGCAAGCCAAATCCGATGATGTTGGCGATGCAGAGATAGATGCGGATGAGCAAGGCGAGGCATCCGAAGAAGTCGAAGCATCGAGCGAGTCAGACGAAGACGCTCAAGAACCAGAGCAATCCAGCGAGCCACCAAAGTTCACCGTCAAGATTGATGGCAAAGAACAAGAGGTTGAACTCAATGAGTTGATCAACGGCTACCAGCGAACGGCTGACTACACACGCAAAACGCAAGCATTGGCTGAACAGCGCAAGGCCGCTGAAGCCGAGCTGAATGCGGTGCGTGAAGAGCGGCAAACTTACGCTCAATTGCTCACGGCTTTGCAACAGCAAATCCAACAGCAACAGGAAAACCCGATTGATATGGAGAGTCTATACAGGGACGATCCGATTGAATGGGTGCGGCAAACCGAGTTGCAACGTCAGCGCAACGAGAAATTGGCAGCATCACAAGCCGAACTCCAGCGTTTGAATCAGTTGCAGCAGGCCGAAGTGCAACGATCCAT